AAGATCCAGACCAAGGACAACGACCTGCGGCCGTTCATCCTGAACGCCGCGCAGGCACTCGTCTGGGACGAGATCAAGCGCCTGCGCGCCGAAGGCCGACCACCGCGCATCGTCATCCTCAAGTCGCGCCAGCTCGGCTTCACCACGCTCGGCCAGGGGCTCCTCTGCTGGGACGCCCACCGCCGAGCGCGCGTCCAGAACTTGATGCTCGCCCACAAGACCGAGGCCGCCCAGAACATCCTCCGCATGAACAAGCGGTTCCTCGACAACATGCCCGACGCCCCCGACGGCGCTGCCCACGGATTCCCGTGGCGACCCGAAGTCGTCAACCGCTCCAAGAACGAACTGCGCTTCGCCCACGACTCGTCGATCGAGGTTGCCGTCGCCGGAGAAGGCGGCGGCCGCTCCTACACCAGCACCGGCGTCCACATGAGCGAGTTCGCCTTCTACGACGACGCCGAAGGCACGTTCACCGCCGTCATGCAGGCCGTCCCCGATACCGTCGAATCCCTCGTCATCGTCGAATCCACCCCGAACGGCTGGGGCAACGCATTCCACCAGCTCTGGCTCAACGCCCGCAGCGGCGAGTCCGAGTTCGTCCCCGTGTTCATCCCGTGGTTCTGGGACAAGAACTACCGCCGCAAGCCCGCCATCCCCACCGAACGCTGGTCCGACGAGGAACGCGAACTCGCCGCCCGCGTCGGGCTCGACGGCAACCAGATCGCGTGGCGTCGCTACTGCCTCAACACGAAGTGCAACTCCGACCGCGACATCTTCGACCAGGAGTACGGCGAGGACGAGCACCGCACGTTCCTCTCCTCGGGCCGCCGCGTCATTGAGGCCGACCACGTTCAGCACTACCAGGAACAGGCCGACGCCTACCGCCTGAGCCACGACGCCGCCCGGCCATCCGAGATCGTCGCCACCACCGACCCGCGCCGGCCCCGCATCGAGGTCATCGACAACGGCCGACTCACCGTCCTGCGCGCGCCGAAGCCCCGGCACCTCTACGCCGCGGGCGTGGACATCTCGTCCGGCGACAAGGGATCCGACCCCTGCGACATCGTGATCCTCAACCGTCACACCCTCGACGTGGACGCCATATGGCACGGACGGCAGCCCCCCGAAATGCTCGCCGTCACCGCCTGCTCCCTCGCGTGGCACTACAACGAGGCCATGATGAACCCCGAGGCCAACGCCGACGGCGCCATGTTCATCTACCGCACGCTCGAGATCGGCTACCCCAACCTGTACATGCGCCGAACGTCTGAAGATACTGTCGCCAAGCGAGTTACGGACAAGGTGGGCTACTACACCAGCGCCGCGAACAAGAAGCACATCGTCAACTGCGTCCGCGAGTGGGCTCGCACGCGGGCCGGTCGCTGCGAGTCGCAGATCCTCGTATCCCAGTTCTCCAGCGCGGTTTACGACGACAAGGACAGCCCGGTGTGGCCGGAGTCGAACCTGAAAGACTCCCGGCGCCACCACGGCGACGCCTTCATCGCCCTGGGCCTCGCCCTGATCGCCCACAAGACCGTCCCCGACGGTATTGCCGCCTTCGGTATCGACCACGACATCGCCCGCGCCGCCGACGTACAAAGCGTCTGCCCGCTGCGGAAGCAACAAAGTGTCTGACGGCGTGACGTTGAATCCGTCGCGATAGATCGCATCAACTCGCATTCAGTGTGCTCCTTATGCGCGCTTTGTGCGAGCAGATCGCATGGCCTCGACGATCTCGTTTATTGCCACTTGCAAGTAGAGAAGCGTTGTCTCGTCGAGTTCTGCGGTCTCTTGCATTCGAATTAACGTGCCGTGCTCGCCGGCAATGGTTCTGCCGCCGACACTGACGGTGGCGCGGCCTTCCACATACCCATCGCAGAAATAGCCAAGTCTGATCTCACTATCCCCGCGCGCCTTGATGGTCAGAGATTTGTCTACTGAAGATGTCATGGCTTATGCGTCCAGGCGCCCGCCGGGGCGGAAGCTGTCGTCCTTCTCGTCAGGCAGAGATTGCTTGTAGGCCATCGCCTCTCGGGCGAGGTCGCGCTCCTGGGCCATCTTGATCTCGGCCATCTCGCGTTCCTGGGCGAGGCGGGCCATGGCAAGGCGCTCTTCCATCTCGAGCCGCGAGAGCGCCATGCGCTCTTCCATCGCGATTTTCTGCGCCTGCGCCTCGGCATCGGCCTGCGACTTGACGGCGGCGGTCTGCTGATCGATCTGCGCCTGAGCGGCGGCCATCTGCTGCTTGGCCTGCAACTCTGCCGCCTGAAGTTGCTGCTGAGCCTGTAGCTTCTGCTGCTCGATCTGCATCTTGCCCTTGGCCTCGATGACCTTCGGGTCTTCCTGCGGCTGCTCGGGCGGCTGCCAGTCGGGCGGAATGTCGTCGATGAAATCCTTTGGGTTCTTGAACCCCATGCAGGCAATCATGCGCTTCAGCGTGTTGCCGACGTGCTGGATTTTCACCAGCGGGTTGGCAAGTCCAAGCTCCTTCAGCGCAAAGGTCTGCTTGTCGAGGATGGTGTTGAGCATCATCAACTGACGCTCGCGCGACTGAGCGCCGCCGACGTGCACCGATACCGTCATCTCGTCCGACCAGCGGCGCGGGTCGACGTTCAGCTTGCGGCCGTTGATCTTGACGACGCGGGCGTGATCCTGATGACGGACGAGCGTGCGCAGCAGCTTGCCGAAGCATTCCTCGATGCCGTAGCCGAGCCAGCGCGCGACCTGCTCGACACGGGCGTTGGCCGCGGCCTGAAGCAGGTCGATGCCGCCCTTCGTGTCGTGCTGCTCGGACGGGCGAATGCCGGTCGCGGCGCGGGTGACGCCGGAGGCTTCCTCGCTCCTCTGGTCCATGAACTCGATGGCGTTGAAGCACGTCGGGCTCACGTCCGGCGTGGTGATCGGCATGATCATGTCGCCGGGGTTGCCGCTTACGTCGAGAACGTCGCCGATCTCGTGATCAAGGAAGCGGTCGAGCAGGCTCGGGTCGTGCGCATACGCGGCCTTGTTGATGGCGATTCGCGGCTTCGACGCCAGCGCGATGCTGTCGAGGCCGGCCCGCATGAGCTGCGTGCGGATGCGCTGGATGTCGAGGATAGTCTCGGCAAGCGATTGCCCGATCAGGCGGTGCGCCACGCGAAGCGGGCTCCACAGCACGAATTCGGATTCGTCCACGATGTCGTTTTCGAGCACGACGTTGCCGACGCGCTTGACGCGGCGCAGCTCGACAATCCCGTCGCCGTCGTAGTCGACGCGGATGTACTCGATGAGGACGACGCACTTGTGCCGGTTGTCCTCGTTGTAGGTCGCGCGCTGACCGCTCGAAGGCTCGTCGGGAAAGCGCGACAGCACGCGCATGTCGCCGTCCGTGTCGGTGATGTCGGAGGGCTTTGATTGTGCGTTGCCGTCAGGGTCGATCTCGTGCGCGCGATCGGGATGAAGGCGGACCAGATCGGCCAGGAACTCGTCATGCTGCCAGGCGTGATAGTCCGCCATGGTGTGCGCGCGGCTATTGCGCAGCGATCGGGCGCGGCGGGAAACGCGGAATTCCTCGGGCGGAATGCACTCGACGCAGGCGTGGCCATATTTGCGCTGGCGCTGGACCTTCAGCGTGAAGGTCGGCTCAGGCTGGTCGGGAGCCTGCGACGGATCGAACGGAACCACGGCGGTGCCCGGCTCGTCCTCGCCGTCCTCGGGCTCGATGCCGTCCTCGGATTGAGCGAGGATCGTGTATTCCGGGTCTTGAACGATCTTGGCGAGTTGATCGAGCGTCACGCCTTCGAGGATCTTCGGCGGCTCCGGATCAGAGTCTTGCCAGTAGCACCGGAACACGCCGGCTTTCTGCAACAGCCCATCGAAAGCGAAGTCGTGGATGTTGAACTCGCCGGGGTTGTCCTTGAAGAACACGTGCCGGAGGTAGTTCTTGGCGTCTTCGAGCGTCGGGTCGTCGTCGTCGAGCTCGTTGTCGTCGACGGTCAGGAAGTCCTCGCCTGGACTAAAGCAGCGCATCAGCGCCGGCATAATCCAGTTGATGGTGTCACGGATGTCGCCGGTAACGACCTTCGAGCGGTTGGGAAGCTGCTCATCGCCGCGGAGTTTGCCGTGGTAGGCATCCATGGCGTCGGTCTGCGCCTGGGCCAACTCGGACGTGTAGAACGATGTGGCGTCCATCTCTTCACGGCGCAGCATCGCAACGAGTTGATCCTCGTCCATCGGGCGAGGGGTGTTGCGCTTCATGTCTGGCGTGGATTGGTCTGGCGGCATAGGGCCGCCGTAGCTGTCAGGCATTCAGTCCTTAGGGCTTAGGCCCCTGATCGACCGGCGGGAGCTTGGCCGGCGTGGCGTAGTGGAGCGCGGCGACGGCGCCGAGCGCGAAAACGCAGATGACGAGCGGAACAAGAAAATATTTTGCGCGTCTCAATGTATTAGGGTCGCGATTTTTGACACTTCGAGGAATGCTTTTCTAAGCCAGCATCCCAACGCGGGCACGGCGGCCGGGAGCGCGAGACGTAACCTCGATCACGGGCTCGGCAAACGTCAGCGCAACGGCGTCCCATTCGTCAGGGCTGCGCACGCCGCGCTTCCTCATGTCGTCTTTGCTCTCAAGCTGCACGCGGCTGAGGCTGTCGTATTTGTAGCCAGGACCGCAGGCATCGGCCTGCAAGGCGTCCGTGTCGTCGATGTCGGCACCGCCCACGTCGTCAAGCCAGTCGCGAGATTTGCCCCACATCTCGGCGCGGCGGTTCACATAGCCGCCTTTCGGCCTGCCCTGATCGTCGGTCGGCTGCGGCTCAAGCGGCGCGGAACCGAAGTTCACAGCCACGACGACGTTGACATACCCCATCTCATGCAGGCGATCGATGATTGCCACGCCAGCGCCGCCCACGTCGATGAACATGCGCTTGGGCTTCTCCGTGTCGATCACGGATTTGAGCCATCCGACCTGCTCCATGGTGGATAGGCCCATCTTCGACTCAACGCGAGCGTGCCGGCCACGACGGCGAGCGAGAGACGCGCGATCCTTGCCTTTCCAGTTCGGATCGTAGCCCATGACCAATGTGCCGCTTTGTGCGCAGCGGGCCTTGCGCGCTCTGAGCACGGACTCGGCCTTGATGAAGCTGTCATGCCCCGTGGTCTGGAACGCCTCGGCTGCGGTTGCCGGGTATTCCTGCTTG